ATTTGCCTGGTAAGCAATTCAAATAATATTCCCGTATTTTTGTACTTGGAATGCTTAGGTTTCATGCATGAATTGTTTTATTCCTATATAAATATATGGAAGATCCCAAAAATTACTCATCTATAATGTTTTTTTCGTCTAGTAACGATGGGTTATCTTTTTCTTTTAATAGGTGTTTACTTTTATTTTTAGATAGTGCTAATTTTTTAAGTAATCTAGAATTTTCTTCTAAAGCAAATGTAGAAACATTATTAGTTCTATCAGGAGAATCGTCAGCAGTTAAACCAGCTTTTCCTAAAGGATCTCTACCCATATTAGCTTGATCCGTATCATAACGGCTTAGTTTTATGGGAGGTCTACCTGGTAATTCTTCATCATACCCATCAGGAACATCTTTAATTGTTTTATCTCTTTTAGTAGAATATAAATTAGCTAAATCATGAGGAGTACCATAAGATTCTCCAGATTCTATAGGATCATTGCCTTCATTTTCAATTTGATTAAGTCTAAATATGTGGGCCGCATCATCTAAAGCTCTATTACGTTCATGTTCTATTTCTTTATCTGAAAGACTAAATATATTTTTATAAACAAAATCTGTAGATAATATTTTTTTATCTGTAATTGAGTTAGCTAATTCGACTTTAGATTTATATAATTCAGTTTTTTCCTGTTCAAATACTATTGATGGGCCCGTTAATTCTAATTCAAAATCTACTAAATCTGCGTCTGTAAATCCTTGAGTATATAAATGTACTAGTGCAATTTTATGTAATTCAGATACAATAGTTCTTTGTAGGCGTTCAATTGTACGAGCAAATCGAATATCCATAGCAGCTAGTGTAGATTTACCTTCAAGATTTTCATCATATCCTAAAAATGCCTTAGGAATCTTAAGAGCAGCTAGCATTCGGTTCTTTAAGTATTCAATATCAGTTGTACCATCATAATCTAATCCTTTAGTAGTTTCAATTTTAGTTGATGCATCATTACCTCTAACTGGAATATAAAAATCCTCAGTCATATTTTGTATATTAAACTTTAAATTATAATCACCAGAAGATTGATCTATATATGGAGTCTTTTTCATCCTTTGGACAGTTTTTTCCATAAATTGGTCTATTTCTTGGGGTGGTATGCCACCAACATTCATATAAAATATTCTTTTTTCCGGAGCACGCATAATTCTATGAATAAGCATCGCATCTTCCATTAAAATAAGTTGTTTAAATACTTTACGGGCAGGTTCAAGGTATGAACGACCATAAGGAAGATATGCAGCATCCGATAATAATCTAAAGTGGGCTACTTCATAATTTTCAAGTTTCATCTGATCACTTCTTCTAGCACTATAAGTATTAGACTGTGATAATCCATTAGGATCTAGTATAAATTGTACATAATTAGGGTTTTCAGGATCGGTACCTTCTTCTCTTACTACTTGATATACTGAAAGAGGTAAAACATTGTAGATACCAAACTTTTCTGAGATTTGTAAGTGTAGATAAAAATCGCCATATTTACACATTTGACGAACCCATGAAGGTAAATTAAATTCTACGTTAAGGACATCATAAAATAAATTATGAAGTACACGTTTAACATTTTCGTTAGATGATTTAATAGTTAATACATCCCCATACTCGTTTTTAAGAGTTGCTTCTTCGGAGATAATATCTAATGCTGGTGCAATAAGTGAATCATAATCCATCGCTTCATAATCACTATAAAGCTGAAGACGCATAGATGAATAATTAAGTGTAGGATTATATTGTAAAGATGATCCTACAGGTCTATGTAATCTTGTAAATCTATCATATAATGAATTAGATTCTAAATTACCATATTTTTGGATGCGGTCAACATCCATTACTTTAAGTTGTTTTCCTCCTACGTTTCTAACAATAACGTCATTAGAAAATAATCTTCGTAATCGTGTAAATAAGCTAGTATCTGCCATATTTATTATTTATTGTGTGTGTATAAATATTTAACCTAAAAGCCAAGACAAATCTTCATCTTTTCCCTTTACTTTCATCTTATATGCTTGTTTAGGGTCATTTATTTTAGCGGTACTAAAAAACGGATTATAATTTGCTTTAGAAGTATTTGCAAGCATAGCTCTAGTTAAATCAACTCCGTGTTGAGCAAATTTTAATGCAGTATCTCGCACATAACACGCAGTAGCTATAGACATAATTAGGTCATCATTATATCCAGTTTGGGCTTCTGGTCGTCCATTTTTCCAAACGAATGTTCTTAATTCATCTAATGTACGTCTTGATTGAATTTGTATACTTTGTTCTTTAACATATGCATCTAATTTAGCAATAGTTAATGGTCTTGTTCTGAGTGACATAGTAAAGCCAGGAACCATTTTAGATTTATCTACTAGATCATATCCTTTAGCAATATATGCTTCAGCATCGCGAGTAAATTTTTCGTCTTTAGGGCTATAATATAGGTTTTCATAACCCATATCAATTACTTCTTGTATAGCAGCCCATCCAATATTTGCGTTTTCAATTACAAGTAATGCTTTATTATATTCGGTTGCTATATTATATAA